CTACATTTGGAGAAAACTATGGCTAACCAAAGTACGACGGGTTTCGGTTTGAGACCTTTAAGAAACGTACACCAGGGAGATCATAACGCCGGTTTAGGTGAATGGAAGAAAGCTGCGTCAACAACAGCAATCGACCACCATGATATGGTATTGCTTGCTGCATCAGGCTACGTAACAGTAGCAACTGCAGGAGCAGCAGTTATCAATCAACTAGGTTCACTAAACGGGTCGTTTTATACTGATCCCTCTACAAGCAAGCCAACATGGTCCAACTGGGCACCCAATAATGCCGCAACAGATCACACGTGTCTTATCAATGATAATCCACAAACAATGTTTGAAATGCGGACTAACCTAACGAACACGACACAGGCTGATGCAGGCGCTACTGCACCACTTGTAGACAATGCAGGTTCTGGAGCACCGAATTATATTTCGGGTTTCACATTCGGCACTGTCACAGGCGCGATCGTAAATCAGGTGAAGTTACTGGGAATAACTAGAGACACAGAGAATCAAGACGTAGCCGTAGACGGCGCAGTCTGGAGAGTAATGATTTGTAGTCACATTCTAGCAGCCAACGCAGTTGGAATATAATAGGAGCATAAAACATGGCAATATCACGTAATCAGCTAGTTAAAGAACTAGAACCAGGTTTAAATGCACTATTTGGCCTGGAGTACAAACAATACGAAAATCAGTCGGCGGAGATTTATACGACTGAGTCATCTGACAGAGCTTTTGAAGAAGAAGTTATGTTGTCAGGTTTCGCTAACGCATTAGTAAAACCAGAAGGATCTGGAGTTGCTTTTGATCAAGCGCAAGAAACTTTCACAGCAAGATACACTAACGAGACAATTGCTCTCGCTTTTGCAATCACTGAGGAAGCTATTGAAGATAACCTGTACGACAAACTTTCTTCTAGATACACAAAAGCATTGGCAAGATCGATGGCAAACACTAAACAAGTAAAATCAGTATTTCCTCTGATTCAAGGGTTACCTACTACAGATAACTATGATTCAGGCGATGCGGTTTCATTGTTTAGCACTGCACACCCAACGATAGCTGGAGTATTTTCAAATACTCTAACTACTCAAGCAGACTTAAACGAAACTTCATTAGAGCAAGCAATGATTGACATTGCTGCGCTAACTGATGAAAGAGGTTTAAAGATTGCTGCAAAAGGTGTGAAGATGATTGTCCCATCTGCTAATCAGTTTACTGCTGAGAGATTGATGAAATCTCAAGGTAGAGTTGGAACTGCTGACAATGATATCAATGCAATCAAATCTATGGGTATGATTCCTCAAGGTTATAGAGTGAACAACTACCTAACAGATACAGATTCTTGGTACATTATTACAGATGTCCCTAATGGGATGAAACACTTTGACAGAGCTCCTCTTACTACTAAGATGGAAGGGGACTTTGATACTGGCAACGTAAGATACAAAGCTAGAGCAAGATACGTTTTTGGCGTATCTGACCCTAGAGGTATCTTCGGTGTCGAAGGTGCGTAATACCTACTAAAACTATATTAATGGGGCGGCCTCAAAACCGCCCCATTTTGACTATAAAGACAGAAATTCACTATGAAAAACTTCCGAGTACAGATTCGATACCACGGCTATTATGCTGACTTTAATGTCAACTGTAAGGATACAGCTATAGATATAGAAAAATCTATCCTTGACAAGCTGGGAGAAAATGAGGTAAAGTTCGAGAAAGATGGATTTACTAGTAAGACTGGTAAATGGATAACCTATGAGGAGGTTAGTAATGACCGAAGACCTTTACACTACGAAACGGTCCTTGGAACTCGAGTGGCAACAGGAGCACCTGAAGTCAGGGAAGCATAATATCCGAATGATTGAAATCAATAGAAAAATTCAGGATATTATTAAAGAGATCATTGCCAAAGAGTTTGAAGAACAAACGCTTCAGACTAAAATACACGAGGCCCAAGCCGAAGTTTCGATAGCCACTTAAGCGCTATCAAAAATCATACATTTCCGCAGGGATACCTTGCGCTGGACGCAAAAGTACGCTATAAAAAATCACTAAGTTTTTATATTCATAAATTGGTCATTTTTTGCTTAGTAAAAATGGCTGGCGCTAGGAGGCGCTGATTATATGACAACACACTTTTCAAACGGAGTAACAAACGTAAGAGGAAAAGCTAATGGTACTTCTTTATTTAGTGGTATCAAGCAACCTTTAATAACTGGTGGAACATCACCTCAAGAATGGGCATTTCAAGATGACTTTGTCCAATTCTCACAAGTAACTACTGCACCATGGACTATAGTAGATCCAGGTGGCGGGTCTTACATGTTAGCTCAATATGCGCAAGGATGGTTGAGAATGGGAGATGCCGGTCCATTAGGCGGCGACATCGCAATAGCTGCGTCAGAGGACGTTTTCCAGTATCACTCTCAAAAAGCATGGTACTTCGAAACTTCAATCGCAGTTACCGATGTTACTGAACTCAACACCTTTGTTGGTTTTTGTGCTAATGCGCATGCTGACCCTGTGGCATTACCAGATGATGGTATTGGATTTTCTCATTTAGAAGATACAACTACAATTCAATTTGTATCTAGAAAAAATGGAGCTGGTGTATCTTTCACTATGTTAGATTCAGCTGGCGGAAGTAATTATACTTTTGCAGATTCTTCTATAACGACACAGTCGGCAACTGCTTATAATATGCCGGATAATAATGTTAGATTGGGATTCTTATTCCAACCGATAGGTTCAGCACCAGGTGTTACAGCTGTTCAGTATCAACTTTTCTTAGATGGTAAGTCCGTTGGAACACAAGCAGCGACAACTGTTCCTGATGATTTGCTTATGGAATTGAAGATGATGACTGAAAGTAAAGGAACTGTAGCTAACGATCTTTATGTTGACTATGTTGAAACGGTTCAACAAAGATAATAAAATTATTCTAAGCTCCTTCGGGAGCTTAGAAGATTAAAGGATTGAATTATGGCAAACGTATCAGACGTAAAATCGAAATTTTTTGAACCAGATGGTGTCGATGATGATCAGGTATCTGCAACAGGTACAGCTACAACTTTAGTTATAGCTGACGGAGGACCTTATGGAAATCTTACAGAAACAATAACTATTAAATCTGCTGCTGGTAATAATACTGGAAATACTTTCACGATTACAGGAACTGATGGTAATGGAGATGCTCAAACAGAGGATCTTACAGGACCAGGCTCAGGGCTAACAGTAAATTCTGCAAATAAATATTTGACGGTTACGAGTATTGTTTCTGATGGAGCTATTGTAACTGATATTCAAGCTGGAATACTGGGAACAGGAGACCTTACTGGAAGTGTATTCGCAGGAAGAACGAGAATCAGAGGAATAACAGGTACAAGTAAAGCTTCTGCTGGAAATATAGTTTTTAAGAATACTTCAATAACAGGAACTACTTTATTAACGATTCCTTTAACAGGCGCAGTGTCTTCTATAGATCCTTATATTCCTGATAATGGGGTACTGTTTAATGCGGGTGCATACGTAAATCTAACTGCAGCTGATATTACAGGTGTAACAGTATATTATGATGGGTAATGTTAGATGGCTAACACTACTTCTCAATCATACACTTTCGATAAAACTCTTCCGATTGATGAGATCATAGAAGAATCTTACGAAAGAATTGGACTTCAAAACGTTTCTGGTTATCAATTAAAAACAGCTAAACGATCTTTAAATCTTTTATTTTCTGAATGGAGTAATAGAGGACTTCATTATTGGGAAGTGGCTAATCAAGGTTTTACTTTGGTAGAGGGACAAAATGTTTATACAACTTATCGATCTCCTCAAGATGGAACCTCTAACGGATTAACAACAACTTTGTCGGCAGGCATCACTGACGCGGATACAACTATTCCTTTAACAGAGGTCAAAGACATGCCCGGCGCTAATGACGGAGGGGGAACCATTACGGTAGGATCTGAAACGATTCGATATACAGGAA